TATTTTAAAGTTAAAATTAACTACTCTATCAAATCCTTGATATGTATAAAAGTTTTCTCCTCTACCTGTGTAACGACTTGCTGCCCATTCAGCATTATGATTATCATTATATCCTGTTAAGAATGCCCTAAAAAATGTTGCATTTGTTTTATTAGGATTTTTATTAATTATAGTTTCAAAAGCAAACTTAATTAAATCTCTTTCAAAACCACCAATACCATCACTATCAGTTCTACTTTGGACATCTGACATATTAATTTTATCCTGGCCAGGTTCAAAAATGTCATTAATGTTTGTTCTTAAATTAGAGGGCCTAGCTCCAGGATTACCTATTTTTACTCTTGTAGTAATATTAAAGTTTTTATAATCACTTGTAGCTACACTACGAGGATTAATTACATCATTTCTAAAATCAGTAATTCCTAAAGTTCCAGGTAATGATTGTTGTCTTTCTCTAATTTTATCATAACCCATAAAATTATTAAATAATACAACATCTCCATTTGGATTTTTATCTGCCCTAATATAGCTAGGTGAATTTTGTTGAAATATGTTATCTATATTTCCACCTGTAATACCATTTTCTGTATCTGTGATATTAAATCTTTGTGATAATCCTAATAAATTAGAAAAGTTAATTTCTGTTATTGGTCTAGCTTGAACTTCATTACCATATACATCATTTTTAAAATTAGGTCCTATAAATGTTGGTGCATTTTGTGTATTAATTGGGGCACCTAAATAATCTGTAGCTCTTTGAATTATTGTATTTCCTAATCCATAAAGAGAACCTGGTCCTCCTGTGTAGAAAAATAACTCACCATCATCAAATGTATTAATTCCTAAATTTGTAGCTGTGGCATTCCCAAAGAAATCATTAGTTGTAACTTGGTTATTAATTTTAAAAGTAGTTAAACTAACTAATCTATTTTGTTCTTTAGATTTATGAGAAACAACATATTCATATTTGTTTTGTGTAAATTCTAAGTCTTGAATTGTTGTTCCTGCATTTGGGTGATGAAAACCTGTTCCTCCTTCAGCAATCTGCGTCATTAAATTTCTCCCATCACTATATGCCCTAGTGTTAGCAAAACCACCCGATTTACCTGTCTCCATTTTAGGGTTAGAGAACATTAACCCTTTTTGTTTATCTAAAAATGCTTTACCTTGTGGATAAGACAATAAAAACCTGTCAATCCTAGCGAAGTCTTCCCTAGCGGCTAGTTCTTCATATGAACCACCACGAATAGGATAATCTAAGCTTAAAGCCTCAGTAGATAAAGAATTTAATTGGTTTGTGGTTTCAGGAATACTTCTTTTTATAAAAGGTTGTCCTGAATAACCCCCACCTCTAATATCTTTACTATATTTTTGGTCTTTAGAGTTAAACTTAAAACTATCTGGATCATTGAATAGATCTTTAATAGTTGGGTTTATTGCCATTATTCTGGTTTATTCTCTACATATTTGTTAATAGGGAAATCATCTAATACTGATGGAGTAGGTTTTCCATCAATATTTGGATTGCCATTAAGTGAATACTCATTGTGTAATTTTGAATTTTGTAATTTATCTAAATTATTTTGAGTTTCACCTTTTGTACTTAATGTAGATGTTAATTCTGTTCCTAAAATTGCCATAATTAATTATTTTTATTTATTATAAATATTTTATATTGAATATTTTCTTGTATTAACTGCTAATGATGGTTGTAATCTATTTGATACCCTACCACCATCTAAGTTAATTTGTGCTTGTGATGCTCCGTCTCTTACTGCTTTTGCTATAGCTGCTACATCAGCTTGTGATAATCCAGCATTTCTTCCTCCTCTAGCTATACCAGGTGCCATTACAACATCATCATTTGCTGTTCCTTGTATTAATCCACCTTCTCTAGTTGATATAATAGGTCCTTTACCTGCTGGGATAATTGCATCACCCACTTGTTGTGGTCTAAATAAATAATTTGATGCTGCAGCTAGAGCTGTCATTGAAGCGATAGTTGCAAGAGCTGTAAGTGGATTAGCTGCAGAAAATAATAAAGCTGCCCTACCTAGTTCATACATTTGTTTAACTAATCTAATTAAACTATAACCAGCTAAAACTCCAAAAGCTGTTGCTATTATACCAGAATAATCAGCTACAAGTTTTAAAATAGGGGCTACTCCTATTGCTAATATTGAACCTATTTTTTCTATAGATTTAGATATACTTTCTTGTGCTGATAGTCTTTGTAAATCTAATTGATTTAATCCTAAAGTTGCTGCGGCTTGCTCATCAGTAATATTAAGTTGTGCTCTTTGTTGAAATATCATATCAGCCATTTCATCACGGCTCATTCCTAATGCACCTGCAATTGCTTCTTGTTCAATTCTAGTTCCATTAGCAAAGGAAGTTATAGCTTCTTGATTTGAAGCTAATTCTTTAGTTAAACCCTCTAAATCATTAGTTAATGCAAAGAATCTTGCTCTTTCTAAATTTAATTGTTTACCTGAAATAACTTCTGCTTCAAATTCTGATGCTATAGAAGATTCAATATCTAATAATCCTGCTGCTATATTATCTACTTGTTGTAAAGTAATACCTAATATTCTTGCCTGTTGAGATGCTCTTGCTAATTCAACTGTATTACCTTGAAAAGTTAATGCTATAGCAGATGAAGTATTACCTATATCTTCAAGTATTCTTCTTTGAGTTACAACAGATTTATTAGCTACATTTATTTCTCCTACTTGAGCAATAATTGTATTTAAGTTATCATTTGCAACAGTTCCTGCTGTTTGAGAAAACAAAGCAAATCTTCCTGCTTCTTCAACTGTCAGTCCCATTAAGGATACCATTTCTGTTGCTGTAGCTAAAGTTTCTTGATCAAAGATAGCATCAGCAGCAAATCCAAATTGTTGAGTTAAAGAAGTAGCTGTTCTAATATAATCAACTGTAGATGTCATACCTCTATTTACAGTATCAATTCCACGTATAGATCTACCTAATTCACGATTAAAATCTGTTTGAGCCTGATCTACAGCTAATACACTTTTTAGTAAAACTGTACCTACAGCTCCTTTACCTATTTTATTAAGTATATTTAAAGATTCTTTTTGTACAGCAACACCAGCACCGAATTTTTTATTGATTTTTTTAATAGTTTCTTCTTCTTGAAGTAAATCAAAAGCGAATTTGCCATGTTGTTTATTTAGTAACTCATATATCCCTAATTCTTTAAGTCTTTCTTTAGTTAAACCTTTATTTACTTTAGCTAATTCAAATATTTCTCTTTTTTGTTTTTCTGCTGCAACACCTGCTTGAATAATTGCATCAGATGCTTCTTCAAAAGGAATAGCAAATGTTCTTAATCCAGGTATACTTTTAATAAAATTAGCAAGTCCTTGAAATTGTTGAACTGATAAATTATTAGATATTGATTGTGCAATTTCATTTATTTCTTTTAATTCACTTTGTAATGCTTTAGTTTCTGTAATTTGTGCTGTTATCTCTTGTGATATTTCTTGTTGTAATTCACCTTCCATAGCTCCAAATTCTGCAGCTTTACCTAATAAAAAAGTTCTTTGAGATATTAATTTATTTATATCACTAGAAATTTGCGCAACCTTTTTTTTATCAGCTAAATCTTGAAGATTTAATGATAGGTTTCTTTTAGTTATTCTACCTATATCTCTAACTGAAGCACTAATATCTCTACGTTGTTGTGCTTCAAATTTTAAATTTTTAAGCTGTTCTAATAAGACATTATTCGTTTCAGTAAGGCGATCTGCTACCTCCTGATTAATACCTACCCTTTCTCTGGCTAGTCTATTTAATTCTTGTTCTCTAAATAGTTCTTCTTCCATGTAATATATAAAGATTATTCATATATAAATATAAAAAATGCCTACTTTTTAGTAGGCATTGATGCATTATAAACGTTAGAAGGATTAATGTTTGGTCGTTGTATTTCTTTAGTATTTTTAAGTTGATTATTTGCTTTATTTTGGGCTTCTTCTTGTTTTTTATAATATTCTTCTAATTTTTTATAAGTAAAATTTCGAAGCCAAATAGGCATATTATATAAAGTGTGCCAATCATATCCACCTTGACCATGGAATACTATTTCATGTATTTGAGAAAATAAACTTGATCTATATTCTGCTGTCAGGCCAAAAAAAGTTAACCCCAATGGGTATTTGCACCTCCTTCCCATCGTTCCCATATGTTAAATTAACATCGGGTGATACTCTTTTAATTTCTTCACGTAAAGGTTGTGCATCTTTAGCTAATAAATAATTATCTACAAATTCTCTAATTGTTTTCTTTTCTCTGTCCCCATCTACTGAGGTAATTGTGTATTTAAATCGAGTTGTATTTTCAGGAACTAATTCTTTATTTATTTTTTTTAAGCCTTCTAATTCTTTTTGTATATTTTTTTCATCTCCATGTGTAAGAATTTTAAAAGTTACTTCATTTTTAGAAAAAGGTAAAGTAAAATTAAACTCATTTACACCTTCTTCTTTTAAATCTTTAGAATCTAAATTTTTATCTTCTAATGTAGTTAAATCTACTGTAAAATCATCAATTTCATTTGTATCTGAATTAAAAGCTTTAAAAGTATAATCTTTACCATAACCTAATACACGGGATGCTACTAATAAAGCATTTTTATCACCTATAACAATATCATTATAGTTTATTTTAGATACTATTAATGATTCTAGTAATTTATCTAATACTATACCTTTTTGAATATAGTTTTGGTTAGTTAAAATATCTTCTTCTTTGGCAGTCATATATTTCATTTCCAATTTACCTGACGATAATGGGTTATCCTTAGGATAGATTAATCCTTTAGATGGTAATTCAACAATTTCGGTTGGGAATTTAAATTTTGGTTCTGTAACTTTTTCTTCCATACTTAATAACTTATTTTTTTACGGATATAAATATATAAAAAAAGAAAATGGTGCCAAAAAAGGCACCATTCTCAAAGGTATGGAGGGTTGGGTAATTAAAAGTTTAATATACAATAATCCATTGCAATAGTGATATCTAAGTTGACAGCTGCGTCAGCTGACCAATCATATTCACCAAATGTAGCAGTTTTAACGTAAGCTCCTTTGATAACCCATTCGCTTACTACGTCTCCTACTGGACCTAATATATCTAATGTTAAATCTTTTTTATAGAAATCTGAATATCCATCTCTACCAGTTACACTCTCGTGTGCTAATCTAGCCCATTCCATTATAGCTTGAGCTCCTGATGGAGTTACTGGATCGTATAGACCTAAAGTCATATCATTCCATCTGACTTTTCCTTTCACTTTTCTATACACATTCATGTGATCAAGAATGATTTCACCTGCTTCAAATCCAGGTGCTGTAGCATTTTTAATTAAATATGCTGGGACACCGTCTACGTATAGTATAAATCTATTTTGAACTTTTGGTTCAAAGGCGGTGAACATTATTTCGTTAGGGTCTAATACTGCCATTTTCTATTGTTTATTATAAATATTGCCTTTTTAAGTTTTTAGAATTCAACTCCCGTTGGCGTTACATTAAAGTCTAATACTATATATTCAGCTGTTTTAGTTGGTTGGATAAATATTTGTCCTACCATTTGATTTCTATCAATCACTTCAGCTGTATTATTTGTGTCATCCATTACTACTCTATAAGCATACAATCCTTGTCTTTGTTGTATTGATTCTAAGTATGGGTTTACTTGATTTACAAATCTATTTCTAGTTGCTGCTGTATTTTGTTCAAATAATAATGTGTTTCCAATGTTACCAATTACTCTTTTTAGTTCTATTAATAATCTTCTAACATTTACTCTATCTAAAGCAGTAGCTGCTGTTTGTAATGTTTTCTGACCAAATACTACTGTTCCATTTCCTGGGATTTGAGCGATTGGATTAACTTTTCCTAAATATAATTTATCTCTATCTGCTGGAGATAATTTTCTTTCTGTTGTAATTACACCACCTACACCACCTCTATTAAACCCTGCTGGAGCGAACCATTCAGCGCCTATTCTATCGTTTGTAGCGTAAACTCCTGGTATTACTGTTGAAGCTGGTGCCCAAACTAGTTTACCAGTTTCAGTTCCTAATACTTGAACCCAAGGCCAATAAGTAGCAGTATAACTTGAATCAACTGATGATGCATTAGTTACTACTTGGTTTAGTGTTGAACCATAATCTCTTGTATCAATTACTGCAATAGCATCACCTCTTTGTGTAACACAATCAATTGCTGCATTTGTAGCGGCTGATCCATTTTGGATTGTTACACCTGGTATAGCTAGTATTTCAAAATCATATTCGTCAGTATTTTGTAATAGATTTAAAGATGCTGTATAATAAGCTCCTTCTAATCCTTGGATTGAAGAAACATCTATTTCATCATACATTTTTAATCTTGTATTTCCATTAGCACCTGATCCATATACATTACCTGTACCACCTGTCATTGCTCCTTCATTTGAACCACTACCTATTTGAGGTAAT